AAATACCTAGAAGCAGCACACAGCAGCAGTTACTACTAAAGCTAGTAGGTGACATGGCAGACGTAAAAGCCGGGTTCAAGATGCTTCAAGATCACGAGGACAGACTCAGAGAGCTAGAAAAGGCTCGCTGGCAAACAGCCTGGGTTACTGCGTTTGCTTCTGCTGCTCTAACTGCTTTCGCTGTCACTATTGTTTCGCAGGTTCTAATTTGAGATACCCACTTCCTAAAGCAAGCATCACAGCACTCTACGGCGCTACAGAAAACAGGAGTACTCCGCATAGGGGACTAGACTTTGGCGCTGCTACGGGCGCTTGGATCACAGCACCGGAGAGCGGCACAATAGTAGTAAACACTTGGAGCGATGTTCTAGGAAATTGCTTAGTGCTCCGCTTCTGGCATGAAGGCAAACAAATGCCTATGTATCTAGGCTTTGCTCACTTGAAGGTAAAGAGCAAGCATAAGGTCGGTACTAAAATCTGGGAAGGTAATAAGTGGTTCGCAGCAGTAGGGAATACTGGGAGCGCATCACGCGGTAGCCATCTTCACCTAACCTACGGAGATACCCCTAAGCACATCTTCTACGGTCAAACTTTCGACCCACTAGCACTATTGGAAAGGTACGCAAAATGAGATTCAACCCCCAAATCAGGAAAGCAATCTACGCAGCAGTAGCTGGACTAGTGCCGCTTCTAGTAATCGCCGGGATAGTTACCGGGGAGCAATCGCAGCAGATACTTAGCAGCGTTGCAGCAGCGTTAGCTTTCTTTGCTTCAGTGATGGCAGTAAAGAACACCGAGGTAAACAACCCTGAGGAATACGAAGACGTCACAGAAGGAATAGAGCCACCACACATTCCAGGTGTCTAACTTTTTACACCCTTTTCAGACTACTTTTTACACTAGCCTTGAGCGTTTCGCAATCTAGCGCGTTGCCTAGTGTTTACTCCTCCCCAGATAACATGCTTCTCATCATTCACTAAAGCAAACTCTAGACACAGCAATCTAACGGGGCAGATTTTACAGAGACTAATCGCAGACCTCAGGCTAGCATTTGGAACGCCTCCTTCTGGAAACCAAGCATCAGGATCAGAAGTTTGGCAGGCAGTTGCCCCGGTCTTTCTTATGCCTTCTGCTAATGCGGTTAGTGCCTGTTCTGAGTTCATGCCTAAACAATAACTGCAATTTTGTCGCGCTGCTTTGCTATGCTCCAAAACATGATCACAGTAAACAAGACAATAGCCAAACTAGGCGGCAACCTAATCGGCACACACCCGGCAGGATCTCCTGAGTGGCATGTTCAGAGATCTCACGCAATCGGCGGCAGCGACATAGCCCCGATAATGAATAAATCCCCCTGGACTAGCGCGGTGTACTTATGGGCGCAGAAGTCTGGCTTGCTATTGCCTACAGAAGGCACAATGGCTATGAAGCTAGGCAACTACTTCGAGCCTGCAATAGTCCGGCTATTCGGTGACATGCACCCACATCTAATAGTTCACACTGGGGATTACACCTACGAGTCACAAAAGAACCCGTCATTCCACGCTAACCCAGATGGCGTTATTGAAGACGAAGATGGCAGGCTTTACATTCTTGAAATCAAATTCTCTAGAAACGCTATGCCTATCTTGCCGGAGCATTACAGGCTGCAAGTTCTTTGGTACATGATCGTGACAGGCTTGCATAGTCCCGGTGTACTCTGTGCAGTCGCAGGAGGCGAATACAGGGAGTTTACAGTGGAGTATGACCCGATAGAGGCTGAGGCACTTATGAAGGCGGCAGAGAGCTTCCTAGAGCTTGTCAGGACAGGAGAGCAGCCAGACATAGAAGGCAGCGATTCTACTTACAGCGCAATTAGGATTCTGCATCCGGACATAGAAGACACAGAGATAGAAATAGACCCCGAGGAATACCGACTTCTGCAATCGGCACTAGAGCAAGAAAAGTTCTGGAAGCAGCAGGCAACACTTAGAAAGTCGGTCATTCAAAGCAGCATGAAGGGCGCTAAATACGGCTATGTAGATGGTGAAAACGTTGTAATGTTACAAAGCAGATCTGGCGGCGCGCCTTATCTCAAAATCACAGGAGGGTAAAAATGGGATTCATGGACAACTACGAGCCAGTAGCAGACCGCATAGCAAAGTTTTGGGAGAAGCACCCAAACGGCAGAATACACACAGAGATAAAGCTAATCAACGAAACCGAGATCGTCATAATGGCAAGTGTCTACACTGACCGGGAAGACATGAGGGCAGCAGCTATTGACTTTGCCCAGGAGACGAGAAACTCAAGCCCAATAAACAAAACTAGCTTCATGGAAAACTGTGCCACGTCAGCGATAGGGCGCAGCCTATCCACTCTCGGCTTCTCTAGCAAAAAAGACGGTCACAGCGTTAGACCTAGCGCGGAGGAAATGCAGGCGGCATCACAGGAAGCCCTAGCAGTGTCTCTAAAGGGGTTTGAGGGTCGCGCAAGTGTCCTAGCCCTAAGTAGTGACGTTGAAGGGCTTAGAGAGCTTTACAGCGATGCCAAGCTTCATGGAATGCCTAAGCGATTCCTAGAGCAGATTACAGAGATGGCTAAGGCAGTAGATACAAAGTGAAAGCGAAGGGGACATAGCCCACAGATAGCTATGCCCCCGGATCATAATTCTATCTGACAGACAGGGGAATCATGCAGCAGGAAACAGACTGGAAAGAGTTCACAGAACGGACTTGGCTAACGGGTTACAAAAAGGGCTATGGTCATGGTCGCGAAGACATGAGAAAGCAACTCACTTTTGAACTTTGGGATTTCAGGAAAAAGATACTTTTGACCGATACAGATCTCGCTGAAACGATAGAAATCTGCATCGACAGATTAGAAAAATTAAAATAAGATACATCTTCTATATATAGATATATATATAAGCATTATTAAAGGTTCTATATATAGACATTTAACTTAATAACTATAAATAAGCATTATGTTTATATATAGCAAGAAATTACTCATCACAGAAAAGAGAATGAAATGCCACAGATTACAATCACAGGAGACGTAAACCTAATTGGCTGGGAAGGCAGAAGGATTTCAGTTTGGGAGAACTACGATGTTCCAGGCTACACGAAACCCTTCTCAAGACTTTGGACTTGTTGGTTCGACTTCTCGCAAGCAGAGCATCTTCAAGAAGGTGACTGGATAGAGCTAACTGGAGAGCTATCTACGAAGATAGGAAAGTACACTCCTAAGGACTCAGACGTAGAAAAGACAGTAGTTGAACATCACTTGCAAACGGCACAGCTAGTCCAGGCGCGTAGCAAGACACAGCAGGGCGCTACGATGGCGCAGGTTTCAGGCTTCGAGAATGCGCCGTTCTAATGATTCCAGACATGACAGAAATAGCTAACAAACTCTATTTCACAAAAGGCTATGAAGCCGGGGTTGAGGCAGAGCGTGAGCGCATAAGCAAAATGGCTCAAGCAAGAATCTGTTTTGACTTTCAAGGGTCTGGCAAGTGTGACCATTCGGTCTGCTACGGAATTGCTGAGCTTGTCAAGACGATTGCGAAGGCACAAGATGCAGACTGAAAAAACGCAAGCAGAAGCAATTTACAAAGCTGTTTACGACTACTTTCGACTATTTGACGGAGCATCAAACAGGACTCACAAAATTAGCGAAGCGGAGCTTATAACGCTGATTAATGAGGCACTCGATGACTAAAGAAAAAAGGTCAGAGATTATGACTAGAAAAAACAGGCAACCATTAACCGGCATCGTATTCTTGGCAGGCGTAGGGGTAGGCATTATAAGCGTTTGCTTCTTCTTCTTGGTTATAGTGCTAATAGACAGACTCTAAGAAAGGTAAAAATGAAAACCACAGATTACATTTTAGAAACCCTTAAAGCAATCAATAATTCTATGAAGAAAAACTTGCCTGGAGTCTTTAGCAAAGACTATTTAGAAGGCTGGGAAGCGGCAACCGCAGAGGCAGAAACCCTAGCAAAGAGTGCAGAAAATTACTGGTGGATTAAGAAATGATTCAGGTTTTTGTACCGGGCATACCGCAACCACAGGGATCAAAGAACGCCTACGTTATGGGCAAGCGCGCTGTCATAGTTGAGAGCAATAAAAAGCTTCCGGCTTGGCGCAAAAAACTAACTGAAGTACTCGAGTCAGCAAACATCTCATGTCAGCCGCTTACTGGCGCAGTCTGTTTAGAGGTGATTTTCTTTATGCCTCGAGCTAAGAGCAACACAAAAGATTACCCTTCCCAAAAGCCAGATCTCGATAAGCTCATAAGAGCGGTAGGCGATTCAGCAGACAAGGCCGGGCTACTCTCAGACGATTCTCAAATCTGCCAAATCTTAGCGAATAAGGTATGGGCAGGGTGTGAGGCAGATCAAGGCGCACTAATTACATTCAGCGAACTATAAGAAAGACAACTAACCTATGTATAAGACAACGCTCACACAGAAAGCGCAAACGCTTATGAAAACAGCAGCAGGAATGGTCATACTGGCATTCTTCCTAGTAGGGGTAAACCTACTGGCAACACTTATAACAACCTATGTACCCTGGCTAACTATGATTCTGCTC